TAATCGCTGAAGTCATTACTTACCCCCTTTATCAATGTAACTTGCATACATATTTGTAAACTTTCTTTGACCATTAGGTGCTTTGTCCCGTAATACTCTCAAGGAATAGCATTTAGAAGCCCAAAACGTATCCTTAACGAGCCAATCTATTACACCCCTAACCTTACCCTCACCCCACTTATCAATCGTTAGTAAATCGAATATTACATTGATACTACCATTAGTTAGGTTTGTATCTTTATGCCAATCCGATTTTATAATTTCAGGATAGTTTTTATTTTGAGTGGTATAAAAATTACTAACTATTCTTTTTATAAAAACCAACTGATTATGATTGATTGCCTTATTAATAACAACCTTGTTTTTTTGGATACTATAGATATATTGTATATTATTATTACTATGTAATAATGTATCTGATTTCTCAGTACCCTCAACATCTTTATTAGGCACTACATCACCATCTACTGCACTACCCCCTACTGAGTTTTCAGCATAGGGTACAGGAATGTTATTGTCTACCCCTACTGAGATTTCGGGTGGGGTAAGCATTATGTACCTATTTATGAATTTATTAGAATCTTCTTCATTTTCAATAACAACTTTTATAAGATTAAATCTTCTTAACTTAGTTATACAGGAACTAATCGTTGATGCTGAAGAGCCTAAAACCCTAGCAAAAAATGAGTTTTTCTTCTTACAATAACCTTGCTCTTCTATATTTGCCGTAATCTCTGAATAAACTAATTTAGCAACTGCATTTAAATCAGGGTGATGTCTAATATAAGCAGGAATATAACCCACATGACCAAATCTCATTATAAGACCTCTCTATGTTTTAAGCCTGATATAGTCTTTGATCCAACATCAGCAATATAATCTTCATCGTATACATCGGTATTAAGATTAATCCTATTATTAATAGTAACATCGACTTCATAAATCCCTCTTAATTCATCTTGTCCATTAAAAGTATAAATAGGTAGATTCTGATCTACTGATTCTAGTGCTTCTATAAGTTCATGTACCCTGATTGTTTTAATCATTATTTTCTCCTTTATAAGTGGAGGGGAGAAAAGGAAATAACCCCCCTATGAATCCACTTGTTAATATTTCATCCTTTTAAGGCGTAGTAAGATAATACATTTATAAGCTATCTGCAATAGGTTTTACACATTTATTGTAATAATCGCACTTCTTACCATTTGCAATAAGGCAAGGTTTACCTTCAAGATCTGAATCAATCCTTTGTTGAAGTTTGCCACCAATTATAACACCAATACATTTAAATCCTGTATCATAATTAGCACAATGTTTCTTAACCTTGCTTTTCTCCGACTTATCGACTTTGTTTAGTCTCAACATGAAATGTAGCCTTTATTTTTTCTTTAACTAATTTATTGGTTTTTTCATCTAAACCTATGATTTCAACATGAGTATCAAACCAATCTTTCTTTTTCTTTTTCTTCATTGGATATGGCATTATAAACCCCTTAAATCATCTGCATCTGTTTTAATTTTCCAGAGATGTTCTGGCTTACCATATAACCCCCTAGTCGTTTTATCAGTTTTTATAATCTTATTATCTAAAGTAAGATTTGTAACTGCTCGCCTAATGGATGTTATAGGGCATCTAAGGTTTAATTTAGCAAGAATCATTGAAGGACTCAAGGGTTTTTTATAATCCAAGAAGAACCCATAAATCAAAGCCTCTTGACTAATTGCATTGGATCGAGATGTTTTTAAATCATCTCCTTTTATTTTAGTAGTATTATAATAACTCATTTTACACTCCCATTATCGTTAATGAATCTAGTTGATCCTGTGTTGTTTTATGCTCTTTATCTCCGAATACATTATATTTAGGTTCAATGAGTTCATAACAAACTATCTCACCATGCATACTCTTTTTATACTCGCTACCATTACATAATAAGCATACTTCTTTTTCTTTTCCAAAGGTTGGAAAATCTTCATAGAATATAACAATCTTATTTTTTTTACGATAATTCCTAAGAATAGTTCGTTCAAAACATTTATTGCATTTAGTACAATGTTTAATGCTTTCATCTGCCATTTTAGAATCGTAATTGCATTTTTTACGCTCTTCCACTCTTTCTACTTGATGATAATAAAAGTAGTCATCATCATTATAAAAATCATCATCCATTGCTAATTTAGTTCTGCTCATCATCAACCCCCTCTAAAACAATATTATAATCATTAGCTACTTTTTTCAATAGTATCTCAGTATAATATCTTTTATCTGTGTTCATTTCCATAGTGTACCCCATTGTAAATAAGTATTCAATTGCCTCTAGGCATTGTTTTTTAGTTACTTTATTCTTCATCTTGCTCTCCTTTTTTTTGTTCGCCTTCTATTTTTTTTATGATTAAACGAATATTTAAAAAATGTTGATACTTTGGCGGGTTTTCATGGGGAAAATATTTTCTTTTGTAAGATTGTTGTTTATTATATAATCCTCCTAATATATAATCTAGTTCTTTTTTATCAAAAGCAATATTTTTTCTCTTATCGTCCCTGTTTTTTATTTTTTCTATTATGAACCCTACATTGTCACAATGTTCAGTTCTCGTATTCCAGTTATGAGTCAAGTGATACATAGTTTTCATGCTAGATAATCCTGTCAATATATAATCTAGTTCTTTTTTATCAAAAGTCATGTTTTTCATTTTATCGTTCCTTTTGTAGTTTTAAAGTAAAGATTTCTCCAATAATCAGCATTTTTTTTCTCTTGGTAGTAATTATAACGCCATATGTTACTATTGGTTTTTATATAAAGCAACATAAAAATTAAAGCAGTAAATATAAATATAAGTATTAATTCCATCATACCCCCTTATCTGATGTTTCATAGTCACATTTTTTACATTGCATATTATAAACCCTCCATTTCTAAAGCCTGTTCTAAATAACGCCACCCTGTTCTAACGAATAAAATAGCATTTAGGCTCTCTAAATTATAGCCATTTATATTAGTAACTAAGATAATTTCATCATCTGTGGCAATTCCATTATCTACTAAGTATTCGTATGTTTCTGTTGTATCCATTTTATTTTCCTTTGTTGGTTAAATGTTAATAGCTTTTATAAAATTAGGTTCAGTATATTCGACTTCAGTAAGTCTAAGTCTATTATAACCATTTTTCTTAGCCCATTTTTTACCTTGTTTCATTAATTTATCTTTATTTGTATACCCATCACATTCATATAAAACCTCTTCCATGTAATCTCTAGGTTCATCTTTTTTTACCCCATAAAGCATAGTAGTAATCATTGTATTTTTCCTTTGTTGGTTAATTGATATTAAAAACAATTTTTAAAAATGTCAAGCAAAATTATAAACTAAAATTATAAAACCAAAATATAAACCCAAAATATAAACTAAAATTATAAAACCAAAATATAAACCCATATTATAAAAACCAACTACTAAAATGTACTTATTGAGACTCATTATCAAATGCTATTGAGACTCAATCTCATTAAGGTATCTCCTCGAAAATTGCTTAAAATCAGCCCTTTTTATTTTTAGCTAGGGTTATGTATGCCTAAACTAAAAATCTCTTGATTTAGGGCTATTTTAGAGCCTTTTAAAGCTAAATTGTCAAAAAACTATATCTATTTAAAACAGAACAAAAAAAAGCCCTTAAAAAAGGGCTTTAATTTAAAAGATTAATCTAATTAAAAAACTAATTGGGAAAATCCATAAAATGTACAATTCAAGAATTTTTAAAAGTGCTTTCATTATTTTTGCTCCCTTACAAATTTAATAGCTTTTTTAATGCAAGTTTTATGCCCGTAAGCACCATCTAAATACTTAATAATCTTTCCATTTTTTAAAACATTGTAACTCGATCCATGAATTAATAGTTCGTAATGTTCACCAGTCAAACAGCTTTGTAAAATGTATTTTTTCATTATTTTTGTCCTTTTTTAAAGTGGTATTTTTGTTTCTTCTTCTTCAATGTACTCAATGAAATCATTTAAATTTTCATCTAGTGTGAAATCATTATCAATTTTAAATTTATATATTTCGCATAATCCAGTATTGAATGAAGTGCAGGCAGTTAAAAATTCACCCATTTGATGCAATGTTAAATAGGTCTGTTCCTCAATAGTCTCATATTCTCCAATATATTTATTCATTTTATTTTATCCCTTTTTTAGTTAGTGTTCACACCCAAAAAGCCCCAATTATTGTAGGAGCAATAACGGGGGCTGAAATTGGGCTAAATTGGGCTTTTATCCTATGAATTGGGTACAGCCCTCAGTAAGTGCAATAGCATCCTGTTTAAATAGCTTGGCAAGTCTTTTAAGCCTCCCAAGGTCTAAATATTCTTTAGTGCTGAAAACCCATGTAAAATTGGCTTCCTTAATTCCATGCCATTCCCCAAAACCCTCAGAATTTACGAAAATTTCGCCTTTATGGTCTTGAATGAAAATATCAATACACGATTTAAAACCTTTCCATTTATGGTTACTCATGGCTTTATTTTCTATATTTCTGCCTATAGTCAAGGTGTATGTTTGAGGGCTTAAGTATTTTCTATTTAATCCCGTTTTGTTTACTTCTTTTATTTCTTTTATGTTTAGCATTTTTTATTTTCCTTTTTTGTCTATTATTTGATAAGTTTTTACTACTTTCTGTAATGTTTTTTTACATTCAATTTGATATTTTAATTCATTGTTTAAGATTTCTTTATGTTTTTTTATCTTTTTTATATTCTTTAATACTTCATCTAATTCATATTTTAAAAAGATTATTGAATTTTTATTCTTCATTTTTCTACTTCCCTTTAATTAGTGGGTATTTAATTTTTCATATAATTCAGCAATTTTCATTGATGTTTTATCTGCTTTTTTTTCTAAAGAATAACAAGTTTTTAACAGATTAAAATATTTTTCTTTATTTACTGGTATTTTTTTCAATTCTTTATTTATTTTATTTTCTGTTATTTCAAGCCTATACGAAAGATAAGAAAGTTTATTTTTTAGACTATAAATAAGATTTCTTGTAAGTTTTATCCATTCCATTGTTTATTTTCCTTTTTATTTAATTAAATTTTATTCCCAATAAATTTAAAAGCTTGTTCGTATTCAATAGGCTCAATATCAGAATTAACTAAACTTTCATCATATTGATCAAAATATATCACATAATCAAAAGATATATTGTTAGTGCCATAATCTAAATAATTGTTTACCTGATCTTTGATCCATTGATTAAGAATTTTTCTGACTTTCCTTTTACCTAGTGATTTTAATATTACTTCACTCATTGTCTTATTTTCCTTATTTTAAGTTAAATCAATTCTACTACTAATATATTTAATAATCAATAGATATTTAATTTATTTATATATCTATTTAATAAGCGATCTAAAGCCAAGTTAAGATTCTATAGTATAGAGTAACAACAAAAGCAAGATATTTATTTTTCTATGGCATTATTTAATTGAAGTGATTTTGCATTTGTCAAGTAAAAAGTTTTAATTCTTTTTTGTGCTTTTTATTATGGTATTTTTTGCCTATAGCGATTTTATCCCATATATACAAGTAAAAAGAAAGTTTATTTTTTCCTTGACTCGTATAGGTGATATGTGTTATATTTAGGGTTATGGGCGTATGGCTTCGCTTAAAAGGTATTCAACCCACATTCCTCATAAATTAAATGAAAACAAAGTCTTGCATGGGGCTGAGAAAAAAAGTTTTGAAAAGAAAGTCCGATAAAGCTAACGCTTTATTATTGTATATCGTATAGTAGTTATTGTGCCTTATTTGGATTTAGGTGGGATAATGGTAATAAAGTCCCTTGTACAAAAGTACCAAATGGTTGTATAATATACCATAACTTAAAAGGACTATATCAAATGAGTGTTAATTTGCCAACAAACTGGAAACCAGAGAAATCAAGAGCAATCGACCTACTTGTAACCAATCCAAGCTCTAAAATACAAGAAATATCTCAAGAAGTGGGAGTATCCAAGAACACAATTCGTAACTGGATGAAAGACCCTGAGTTCGTAGAGATATTTTATCAGAAGTATATGGTTACATTTGGAGCTAAACTGCCTGTTGTGCTACAGAGTATGATACGAGAAGCAGAGGCTGGTAATGTTCAAGCTGGTAGATTGGTACTAGAACACTCTGGAAAGCTGATTAAGCGAGTTGAGGTAGCAAATAATCAGAGTCCATTTGAAAAATTCTTAAATAATCAGGCATCAGATATGCAAGAAATTGCCGTAATCGATGCAGAAGTTGAAGAAGTCGAACCTGAGTTCACAGTATTACCAGAACGCCCCGTAGTACCCCTAAAAAACCCCTCAAAAGTGCAACAGATTCGTGAGCTAAAAAAGAAAGAAGAGAAGAATCGTAAAAGAAGGGAAGCTAGACATTGGAGAGAAAGAGCAGAAGCTGTAGGGGTGGGAAAACCAGAAAGAGGTAGACAAACAAAAGCTCAAAGAAAAATCTGGCAGGACAAAGTAGAAGCAAGAGAAAGAGCATTAAATATTACCCCCTATGCTGAGAAATAGGGTGGGGTATTTTAAGAAAAGTGCCGTAAAGTAGAATGTAATGCCTATTTTGTTATTCGAGGGTACTGATATTTCCGATACATATATATTACATATATATAATAGATATATCTTATATACTATGCCGAGATTTAGGCATGGGTAGTTTTAATGCTGTTTTAACAGAAAATGATTTACATTCAGGGCATTGCTCTTTACTGGAATCAAACTTAGTAGATACTACTTCCCAAAACCAATTGCAATTTTTACATAAGCATTGCCTGATTTTATATTTTTTCATGGCAGTCTAACTTTCTCCCCAAATACCTAAGTCACCAGAATGTTTAATTAACTCTTCCCAGACTTCTATATTTATCTCTACTTGTGTTTTTTTGCTGGTTTCTTGAACTGGAGCTATAGTTTTTGCTAAAAATCCCAATATTTCATTGTTCATTCGGTTTATTTCAAAGGAATCAGATGTCTTTTCTTCTAACTCTTTAATAGAAGATTCTAACATCTCCATACATTGCAATAATAATTGTAAGTAATATTTTTCTGTTTTTTCCATCATTTATCCTTATTTTCTTAACGCTTTTCTTATATCTTCAGAAAATTGTTTGTCTAATTTCTGTTTATTCTTAACTGTAGTTGATATAAATGGTCTTGCGACAGCAAACACTCCATAAGGAGGTTGAAATCCATCATTTTGCTCTTTTCCGTAGCCTTTCATAGATAAAACATTGTCTTTGCTTTTAATACTATTGTATAAAGCACCAGTTTCAAACAAAGGTGCAACGCTATTATTACCTTTTGCCTTTCTTAGTGCTAAGGTACTACTTCTTAAGGGGGTTAATGGCTTCCCATTCACTCCAGTACCATTATCTATGTTAGACTTTGATCCTTCTTCAGCACCTTTTGCGTAAGCAGAAGTATATTTCTTAATTGCTTTTGGCAATTCCCTAGCAAGCTTACCAAAGTCAAAATTAACTTTTGCTTTAATTTCCATTTACTAGCTCAACTGATTCAGACTCATTTTTGTTTTTATTTTCATCTATAATTGCCTGTGCTTGTTCAAGGGTTAAATCTTTATTATCTCTAACCATAATTTTAGCCCTAGTAATTAGATTATTTTTTATATCAAACTCATCTTTAAGAATCTGATCTTGAACTGTCTTTGGGTATTCTACTTCTTGGAAGTCTACACCAAACTCTTCTGGTAATGCAATACCATTATATTCTGCTATAGCACGCTCTACCCTATAAAAGTCTTGTTCGTATAATCTCCATAAAGCTATATCATCGTAATAGTCCTCTTTACGCTCCATATCTTTAATCATAAGTGATATACCACTAGGAACTTCACCACCACTTTCTGCCCATTGTATCCACAAGTGGTTATTAGATGCCACAAGCTCTATCTGGAACTTAATATTATTGATAGCTTCTTCTATATTACCATTAGGGCTAGTAATGTTATAAGCACCATCTTCTCCCATATCTAGGATTGTATTTGATCCTGCTCTAAGCATACTCTGGTCTGCTCTTAGTCCTGTAACCCAAGGCTGTCC